CAGACGCTGCAAATGGGTTTGCAGTCATAGCCGTGCCAGCAGTAATGGTTGTTGCGCCGTTAGCCGTTAATAAGGCAATTAGCCCCGATGAAGATCGGTAATTTACGGTAGTGTTTACTGCATTACCCGTAGAAACGGAAACAACTAAACTATCCGGAACGTGCTGTGCTGCACCGTACCAAGTGGTTACTGCGCCAGAGCCGCCACCTTGAGTACTAATACCGTTACCACCGCCACCAATCAACATTGTGTAGACATGACTAACACCGGGCGGCTTTACCCAAGTGGAGTCTTTGTAAAACGTCTGAATGTTACAGCCTTGCGGCGTGGCTATGTGGAATGGGATCATCGTTTAAGCCCAAGCTGGTGCTGTAGCGTTGTCGTTGGTGCAGGTGTACTCAACATGCTCTTCGGGAGAAACGACAGTACCATCAGCGCGATAAACGCCAAGGCAGTAGCCGTTCTCCATTTTTTGATAGCCAGTGGAGTTGTCGCTAAAAGTAATTTCAAACCATGTAGTCATTAGTAATCTCCAGCAATAGTAACAACAGAATAGCCCGTACCAGCGGAGCCAGTAGATGTACCAAACGTCACATAGATCAGATAGTTAGGATCAAGCGCAAAGTTCATTGGTAACTCAAACACGCTTGATGCGGCAGTCTGAGACACGGTAACGGCTGGCAGTGTGATCTCGTCATAAAGCCATGTAGCAGTTGTGCTTGTGGTTGTGCTAGACGAAATGAACACACGGCAAACCGTAGCGGCGGGAGAACCCACAGGACGGAAGCGCATTTTCTGCACATACGAGCCGTTTGTACCAGCGGTGAACGCTTTGTACATAGTGCCTGATCCGGTTTGCGATGTGTTAGCCGTTGGGCCAACCACAAGACCTGATTCGTTGGCTGCGACTGAGTCGATGTCACCTACGACAGAATAAATGGGAGAGGTATTTGCTGGCATGATAAGTCCTTATGGAAGAATGCAGTTAATTGCGATGGCCCTGACAAGGCCAGTTGAAGAACCACTTGTTACAGTGGTCCACGTAGCAGCGGCATCGCTGCCTCCTGATGTTAACACTTGACCGATTTCGCCGTAGGCTGAACCACCTAGTCCAATCTGACCAGCATATTCAAAGCGGATACGTTCTGCGTTATTAGCGTATATTACCACAGCACTGGCAGCAGAAATAGTAGTGCTACTATAGAAAGCGTTATATCCAAGACCATTTGTTGGAACTGCATTCGTTCCACCCATTGGGGTAAATGTATCATTGGATGTAGAAACTGCCCAACCTAATGTAGCTCTGCCCTGTCCTGTTATGTCTAACTTATGGGCAGGCGATGTCGTTGCGATGCCTACGTTACCTGCGTTGGTAATACGCATCCGTTCAGTTTGGTTTGTGTAAAAAGATACGCCGCCAAATCCAGCCACTGTTGAAATAGATGTGCTGGTGATGTAGCCAAGGCCGTAGTTCGGAATTGCGTTCAAGCCAGAAGGTGTAAAAGCCGATCCATCAGAAGATACTGCCCACCCAGTTGTAGCTCGGCCTTGTCCTGTTACATCCAACTTATATGTATTTGCAGTACCTCCAATGCTTACATTACCAGAAGCACTAACCACAAACGGTGTTGAATCAGGATTGGTATCATCCTCAACCAACAGCGCATTACCTGAACCTGTCTGTGTAATACGCAGGGCATCAGAAGTAGAACTGAGGCTGATGACATTTGAACTTGTAAAAGTGTTTGCATCGGCAAGACCGGGAACACTCAAACTTGTACGAGCATCAGCAGCGCTAGTAGCATTAGTACCACCATTAGCGATAGGCAATGTTCCTGTCACCTGAGTGGTCAAGTTTACACCAGACAACGAGCCACCCAATGTCAAGTTGCCAGAAGTTGTGACAGTGCCAGTGAGAGTGATACCGTTGACTGTACCTGTACCACCAACAGAAGTAACAGTACCTGTACCAGACAATGTAATATACTCAATATCGGTTGCGCCAGAATTAACGACAACAGCTTTACCACCGTTACCAGTAAACGAAGGCAACAATGCTGTTCTTGCGCCTGCTGCGGTAGTAGCAGAAGTACCACCATTTGCAATTGGCAATGTACCTGTAACACCAGTAGATAAAGGCAACCCTGTTGCATTGGTCAATGTAGCCGATGCTGGTGTACCCAATGTAGGTGTAACCAGTGTAGGGCTGTTAGCAAACACCAAAGCACCAGTGCCTGTTTCGTCGGTGACAGCGGAAGCCAAGTTAGCGCTAGATGGTGTGCCTAAGAAAGTTGCAACACCTGTACCCAAACCACTAACACCAGATGCAATAGGCAAACCTGTAGCGTTAGTAAGAGTTGCAGATGCTGGTGTACCCAATGTAGGTGTAACCAGCGTAGGACTATTAGCAAACACCAAAGCACCAGTGCCTGTTTCGTCAGTAACAGCAGCAGCCAAGTTAGCACTAGAAGGTGTACCCAAGAAAGTAGCAACACCTGTACCGAATGAGGTGATACCTGTACCACCGTTAGCAACAGGCAATGTACCTGTAACACCGGATGTCAAAGGAAGACCTGTAGCGTTTGTCAGCGTGGCAGAAGATGGTGTACCGAGTACGGGTGTAACAAGCGTAGGGCTGTTGGCAAACACCAAAGCGCCACTGCCTGTTTCGTCTGAGATGACACCAGCAAGCTCGGATGAACTTGTAGCAGCAAGTACGGAAAGTTTGTCTGTAGTGACAACAAGAGTCTTTGATGCAGGTACGGTTGTACCGTTCAGCGTGGTAGAGCCTGTAGAGGTCAGCGTAGTGAATGTAGCAGCAGCGGCTGTTGTAGCTCCAACAACAGTGTTGTCAATGGTGCCTGCATTGATGTCAGCAGTATCGGCAATCAAGCTATCTATGTTTGCTGTGCCATCAATGTACAGGTCTTTAAATTCTAACGAGCTAGTACCAAGGTCCATGTCGTTGTCTGTGACAGGCACAATAGCACCGTCCTGAACACGTACTTGCTCTACAGCAGCAGCGCTAACTTCAACGAACACACCAATTCGGTTGTTAGTTGTGTCAACAGCTACTTTGTTACGAGCATCGCTATCAGCAATCAAAGGAACATAATGACCCTCTGCCGCTGTACCATCGTGCTTGTGTCCTGCTGTTTGCTCAAAAGCATCACGCAGTGCATTCAACTCGTTGTTGATTGGGGCAGCACGTACAACAGCCGTTGGTACAATGTCTGCCGCAGATTGTCTTACATAACCTGTCATGATGTTCCTTATCGTCTATCGTTCATGGAGTAGTTCATCACCAACCCCTGAATTGTGTGACTAGCATTTGTATCGTTTGTCACATATTTAAAAGCTATGGAGAAACCAGAGCCTGTAATGTTTGTCTTCTCTACTGGTGATGGGTTGCCATCATAAATGGCAGCAGCATCATACACAGCTTCGTTGTAATAGGCAGCAGCACCAGTTGTTGTAAGCGTATAGTTGGCTGGGTTGAACACATGTAGGCTGTCTTCAAAGTCATATGCAACACCTAACGAAATAGTTGCAGCACCTTCGCCTCGCAAGAACGTTGTGATGTTGTAGAAGTTCTTACGCACTGTAGGATCTTCAAAGTAGTAATAGGGGGTTTGGTAGATCGACAAGATTGGTTCACCATCAAAGGACGTTCCTGTTTCTTGTTTATAAACCTTACCTGTAGAATCTCCGTGAATGACAATCTCATCAGCACCTACATAACCACTCGACACAGAAGTTGCAGGGAACCCAAACAACTGACCAAACTCATAACTAAAACCACCATCACGCTGACGCAATCCACCGATCAAACCAAACGTACCTTCAGTGGGAATGAACAATCTAAACTGTGACTTCTTACGAATGACAACAGAACTAACAAGTTCTGGATCAAGGTCTTCGGCAACAATCTCCTGAAGGATGGCATTGATCGTAAACTGAATCTGCTTAGAGATTGTCTCCAACTCAACGTCACCAATCTTGTTCGTACCCGCTACTGGCCTGAAACCGTCTGGTCCTAAGAACAACAGATTTCCACCAAGTTCTACCACACTATCAGAGGCTACACAGCCCAAGTTGGTAGTAACTTCACTGACTACGAAGTCAGCAATGTTGGTGCCCTGCAAAGCCTTGATAGCATTCTTACCGAAGATGTACAGCGTATCACGGAAAGGCTTAATCTGAACAATCTCAAAGCCTACGTTAATAACACCTGCACCATTGGCTGGGTTGAAATCTGTCTCAGCGAGTGGTGCAGAGAAGTACAGGTTAAACGGTTCAGAAGCCTGTCCCGCCAAGAACATGTGATTTTTAAATGACGATGCAAACTTTGGAGCCGTGGGAGCATTAGCATGTGTCACCTGTGTGTAGGTTGTACCGTCATATGTAGCGGCAGGATTGATACCATCTGTCAGAAACAACTTGTCAGAAACCCAGTTGTAACGAAGCATCCTCACCTTCTTAACTCCCACCATAGTGACAGAGCCGGGAGTTGTTACAGCCACCCAAGCTGATGTGGTGTCGTCCCATTTATAGAAGTAGTCTGTACCAGCCGAAGGTTTGCGACAAGCGAAGATGGCATCGTTGATGCCTTCAGCAACAGCAACACCCAACACAGAACCTGTACCTGCTACTGTACCGTAGCTGTTGGCATAACCGCTAACACGACGATAGCCACCTGTAGTGGCTGGCTCGTAGTTGATAAGCTGTGTAGCTGAACCGGGTTCTTGTTCGCCCTGTGACAGTACATCACGGTTGGTGTTCATGCCACCAATGGATGTCACTTTAAAAGCTGAGATGCGATCTGCCATTACATCACTCGCTGTGAAACATAGGCTGGCACAATCATTGTCGAACGCATAGACAACGGCTCATCCATCAGCAAGCGGCGCATGTTCTTAATACCTTGTTCAAACCTATCACGGTGAATGGCAGCACTCTGTTCGTTGGAGCGATAGAGCATCATGTAAGTCATACCACCATCAATGATGACGTTGTCAAAACGAGTGGGGACAATGCAGACATCGGTCGATGCAACCATGTCGTCAGGGAACTGCCAGTATTTGTATTCAATGACATAAGCCTGATCAGCAGGTGGTGTGACACCAAACTTACCATCTTGTGTTTGATAGACAGCCTCTGTAGCGCCATAACCACCAGCACCAGATGTTTCATCATTAGGTCGACGCTCATCCAAGTATTGTGTGTAAGACATCACAGGCAGTCGTCGTGGCTCGTTACCTGCTGCAGAAAGCTGACGCAGATAGAATGATTCCCAATCCACACTAGAGAAGCTAGAGGGAAAGTCATAGACAGATGTACCGTCTGTAGCAAGTGTCTGAGTACCAGTGACAAGAGCGAACGGCCATTCCTGTGCAGAATGCATCAACTCTTTAACAGATGAATTGATTGCCTGTTTAGCCAAGCCTTGCACGTTTCGGGCACCATCGAATTCAGTGGAGTCCATGATGACTTCACCCATTCGTCGCAGCAATTCATTTGTTAAGGAGATGTATGTGGACATATTTTATAAGCAAGAAAGGGGTGAGCCTTTGACGACCCACCCCATAGATAACTTAGCTATTAAGCCAGTTGGTCGCGGTCAACTTCGGTAGTAGCAGGACGACCATCAACGCTCACCAGCACAGCCCACACACGCAGCGAACCAGAGGTAGGAGCGGTAGTGGCAGTGGCGATGACCAAGTCGATAGTGTCAGCAGTGCCGATCACCACGGGCTGGAAAGCAGCAGCGTTCTGTGCATAAGCACCAGCAGCAGCAGCGTCACCGTCGAAGCCGTCAACGAACACGTCAACGTCAACACCAGTCACGCCCAAGTCGTAAGTGGTGTCAGAAGACTCACCACCAGCGGCAGTGATAACTTCAAAGCCAGCGTTCAAGATGACGGTGTTGGCGGGAACAGAGATGCATTCGATGATGTCAGCAGCAGCCAAGGCAGAACCTTTGGCAGTAGCAGCAGCAGCAAAGTCGATGGTGGCATCAACAACGTAAGGGACGGAACCAGCGGTGCGACCAGCGGTAGCGCCACCAGCGAGGGTAGTAATAGTAGACATTTAAATTTCCTTTAATGAGAGATGTGTATGTAGAAACGGGGAAGCCTTTTGAGCCTCCCCTGTTTCATCAGGCCACGTTGTACTTTGCAGTAACGATAGCCTCGGGACGCAGGATCTTGCGGCCATACAGGTGCATACCACGCACGATGTCAGCAAAGCTGTCAGGATCGCGGTAAGTCTCGGTCTTGTTGATCTGCTGAGCAGTTGCCACAGCAGCGTCTTGACCAGCAACGATCACACCGAAGTCAGTGTTCTGGTTAGCTGTACCAGCGGTGCCGGGACCAGTGCCAATCTTAGGCAGGTTGTTCGACACATAGATACGGAAACCGTGCAGGTTGTTGATGATCAAACCGTTTTGCAGACCGGAACCACCGAAGTCGGCGTTCAACAGACGGCTGTCCTCATCCTTCAACATCTCAACGAAGATTGGGTCAACGACCAACCAACGACCTTGGGTGTCAACGAACTGTGTATCCAACAGACGACCCATACGTGCAATCACTTGCAAAGGGGTGGCTGTCGAAGTCGACACAGCGGTGGCACCGGGCAGGCGAGGAGCCAGAGGGATAGAGTGGTCACCAGCAGAAGCTGTGGTGATGTTGCTGAAGCTGCCTTTTTTCAGCTTCATAGAAGCCAGCAACTCATCGTTGTCGGCAGTGGCGATAGCTTTAGTACCGGGGAAAGTGGTACGGGCTGTGTCAGGATTGGCATGCAAAGCAGACTGTGTATAGCCGGACAAGTAGCCAAGCACGTCTTGGTCATACTGGTCACGCAAGCGATAAGCAGCGCGGTCAGTAGCCATTTGCATGAAGTTCACATGCGAGTGAGCAGCTTCGATGTCATCGATCTTGAAGGCGAAATAGTTCGACTGATCAACAACCAAGGTGAAGTCTTCGTCGTCCAGATCCTGAGCAGTGATTTGAGTACCACGCTTGTAGGATTGCACAGACACTTCTGGCTCTTTGATGATTTTCACGCTGTCGCCCATCTGAGCGATTTCACCGAAGTAGTCGTTGTTGGTGATGTCTTCAACGACAGATGATTTGCGAAACGCGAGTTGTACTTTCTTGGAGTATATTACTGCAGAAAAATTACCATTTGGCAGATTGCCATAACCACTTACTGAGGGAAAAGCCATTTTAAAATCTCCTATAGATATATTGGCATACATATAAAACATACGCTAACAAAGTCCACAGGGCTGTATATTTCTAGGTGTACAAGCAAGAGACTTCTAGAGGTCTATTGTTTGTAGGCTAGATCAACAAGGTTGTCTGCTCACTTACTGTATTGCGTCACTAACTTACAATAATCAAAGAAGACATCTTCGTCAAATCTCTGCTTAATGTAATTCACTATAGTACAGACGAACTGTACATTGTCTTCCGTGTACCCCTTAGAACTGTCTAGCCTGTCCAAAGATACAGTGTGCGGATGGTTGTCCTCAAATGTGAGGGGCACCCCAGAATATGCACACATTGCTTGTTGCTTCTCCCATAATGACAGGAGAAACTCCAAAGATAAATTCCACTCAATGTTCTTCTTCTTAGCTCTAATTAAACCAAGTTGACTAACATATCGCAGTCTATGTTCAATAGACTTGTTGTACCACGGCCCGTTTTCTTTTCTATAATTTTCGTTACGGGTAGTGATCTTTTCACTATTCTTCTTGTAATAGTTTTGCGTCCAAAGTTTTTCACAAGCTTTGCATCTACGGGTATAACCTCCCTTGCTCTGCTTATGTTTTACAAACTCAACCAACAACTTAGTCTCGCCGCACACGCGACAAGTCTTTACAACATCATTCATTTCAATCCCTAACTAGATTTAGCAAAGGACTAGACAGTGAGTTAGCACTGTCAGGGGAGCTACCCTTTTCGCCCTGTTAAAAGTTATACCAGACTTTTTCAGCCCGTGTCAACTATTATCGTGCATTACCGCTCAAGTCGTATACAAACTTACCAGAACGCATAGCTTTCTGAATAGCTTCTTCGTTCTTTTCGTATTCACGACTAGACATCTTAGCTACTTGCGACTCGGTAAATACACCGTCACGATCTTCACTAGCAGGCGTAGCACGAGCACCACGGGTATTGATGCTAGAAGCAGCATCACGTGAAGAAGACGATGATTGTTTAGTCTTGATTCCCTTATCAGCCTTGTACAAGTCAATAGCACGTGACGCAGCACGAGCGTCAGAGTCGTTCTCATACAAAGCATCTTGCACCCACTTAGGTTGTTCATCCACCCAATTGTGAAAGTCATCGCTATCACGGATTTCATTGAAGTCTGGATGAGCCTTCATCAAATCAGCTTCAGCTTTTTCACGAGCAGTTTGTTGTTCCCGCTCGTCAAGCTGTTTAAATCGGTTATCGATTTCCTGTGTTTGCTCTTTAGCTTTCTTGATCGCAATGGTTTCAACAATCTTTGCAATGTCTGGATAAGCACGTGCCCACTCTGCAAGCTCTTCTTCGCTCTTAGGTAGCTTAATTTGTTTCTCGGTAGACTTCTGAAGTTGCCCCTTCAACTCATCAATTTGCTTTTGCAAGTTGTGTTGTTGCTGCTGAGAGTGACGACGAAGATCACCGTAGCGTTTCTTAAAACTCTTCTCTTCTGCTGACAAGTTACTGTCGTCTTCTGCGTTGTCTTCAGAAGGTGCAGGTTTTTCAGTGTTGACTTCTGCAAGTTGTTTCAACTCTTCTTCTTCTCGTTCGATGCGTTCACGGTTAGTGTTGCGTTTGCCGAACGGTGTAATCGCCACTGCCTGTGATTTCTGTTCCAAGACTACTTCAGTCATATTTACCTTTTAAGTTGGGGCTGCACTGTAGGAGACAACATGTCTCGGAGTCAGGTAGCCAATGATGGTGGGTATTGTTTAGTACCAGTCTGCCCACCACAGACTCTGGTATTCATATTGTACTCTGTTTACTTCTGACGGGTTACGAAACTTGTTTGCTTACCAGTCTTTTTATTGATACGCTTCTTTACTAAGCCACCTTTGGCAAAACCTACATCACCGGATTCGGCACCACCAAACATACCACCCTCATCGGCTCATGTAAATCCACCACCATCACCGGGC